AGCAACCAAAGATAGTTCGCAGAGAGAACGCAGTGGAAATAAAGATGCCGAGAGAAACAGTAATACTCGGAGACATAAACGAGAATATGCACCTCAGTGGTAATGTTCCGTTTTATAGAGAGTAGTCTCTATTTATTTATGCGTTTAGCTTTTTCATCAACTATTTACTTACGATAATACGAATATAAATACTTATTTCGAAGATTATGTTATAATGCTGCAAGGAGATAACACATAATGCCAGTCAAATCATTCAAATTCATTTCACCAGGTATCTTCATAAACGAGATTGATAACTCTCAGTTGCCAAAAATCGGAGCGGAGATGGGTCCAGTCGTTATTGGACAAACCGCAAGAGGTCCAGGCATGCGCCCCGTGAAAGTAAGCTCATTCTCAGAGTTCGTCGAGGTTTTCGGAAACCCAAGCCCAGGCGCTACAGGCGTTGACGTATGGAGAGACGGTAACCAAGGCGCACCAACTTACGCATCTTATGCCGCACAAGCATACCTTCGTAACTCAAATGCACTAACTGTCGTAAGACTCCTCGGAGCAGAACACGCTCAAGCTACCGATGCTGGCAAAGCTGGTTGGAAAACTGAAGACGAGAACGATCCTTCTGCCGCTTCCAACGGTGGAGCATACGGACTCTTCGTATTTGAATCAGGTTCAGCAGGAACGCAAGTAGACGGCGCTTTAGCCGCTACGTGGTATCTCACAGAAGGTTCTATCGAACTAAGTGGTTCTCTACGAGATGGCGGTTCAGCAACCACAGGCTCTGCTGGACTCATAGGCGACAATGACGGCGAATATAAGGCAATCATTAAGAACAGTTCAGGCGTGAAAGTTAGAGAAGCATCTTTCAACTTCACTCCATCTTCTGCAAAATACATCAGAAAGGTGTTCAACGTAGATCCAACATTGACTGATGGTACTACAACTCCAACTGCAAATCAAGAGATATACTGGCTAGGCGCAACATATGAACGCCACCTCGCAGACACAGTTTCCGATATGAGCACTTCTGTTGCTACCATTATGGGACTAGACAAGGGTGCTGCTTCTGCCGCCGACTTCGAACAAGGATTCCAAGCTGCTCAAACGCCTTGGTTTATCGGACAGAACAAGGGCGCAACATCTCTATACGATGCCGAAAATATGAAGAAACTCTTCAAGTTCCATACATTGGACGCTGGAGAACAAGAGATGAAGAGTTTGAAGATATCAATAACTGATATCAAGTCTCCAAGATCAGACGGCGAATGGGCAACATTTAGTGTCCAAATCCGCTCTGCAAACGATAGCGATAGCTCTCCTTCTGTAATCGAACAATACAGCGCAGTGAACTTGAACGAGAATTCTTCAAAGTACATCGGAAGAGTTATAGGAGATCAATACCTTGAATGGAGCGATGTGACTAACTCTCACACCGTAAAGGGTGACTACCTAAACGCATCAAAGTTTGTCAGAATAGAAATGGGTTCACAACTCGTATCTGACGACATGCCTTTCGGTTCATACGGTCCAGTTCGCATGAGCGGATGGGTTTCCAGCGGCTCTGCTCCATCGAATGTCGCAACCAGATGGGTTAGAGGATCAGGAAGTATTCCACATCCAGTCGCAGGCGGAGGAGCCGCAACAGAATGGCTCGCAACTGGTTCTGTTGACTTTACAGGTTCAGTAAGTTATCCATCAATCCCTCTAAGGCTTAGTGCTTCAGACGGAGGCATTCCAGATCAGAAAAACGCATACTTCGGTATTGACACATCTCAAGCAGGAAGTAATAACTATAACGAAGGTTATGGCGACTTGCTCAAGATCTTGCCAAATCACTCGTTCACAACAGGATCGGGAACAGAATATTCTTACATGTTCTCTCTCGATGATGTTCGATCAGGAAGCATGAACGGTTCGGCATATTGGGAGTCTGGTTCATGCGCGGCAGGTGACTCTCTCACATCAGGTTCTTCCGCTGGCGTATTGGACGCAGGCTACAACCGATTCACCGTTCCTCTTTACGGAGGCTATGACGGAATCGACGTAACAGTCAGAAGTCCATTCGCCACGCCATCGCTTACTGACGCAGACGGATACGGCTACTACAGCGTTCAGAGAGCTATAAACACAGTAAGTGATCCAGAGGTTGTAGAATATAACCTAATGGCAGCACCAGGTGTTATGAACGAAGCGTTGACTTCACACATGGTAAATACATGTGAAGCAAGAGGAGACGCTCTTGCAATCATCGACTTGAGTTCTGGATATCAAACTGCACAGGAGACGATTACTCCAAGTAACGGTTCTGTGTCCCTTGCATTGTCAAACATGAAAGCCAGAGCAATGAATTCCTCTTATGGTTGCGCATACTATCCTTGGGTTCAAATCAAAGATACTGTAAATGACGCTATACTTTGGGCACCGCCTTCAATCGTTGCTCTTGGAACATTCTCAAGTTCACAGCGCAAAAGTGAACTATGGTTTGCTCCCGCTGGATTCACCCGAGGTGGATTGACAGAAGGTTCAGCAGGCGTTCCAGTTATTCAGACTCGTGAGAGATTGACTTCTAAGAACAGAGACGACTTATACGAAGCAAACATCAACCCGATTGCTTCATTCCCATCAGAGGGAATCGTAATCTTCGGACAGAAGACACTTCAAGTGACTCCTTCCGCTCTCGACAGAATCAACGTTCGCCGTCTAATGATTTACGTGAAGAAAGAAATCTCTCGTATGGCAGCAACTGTTCTCTTCGATCAAAACGTTCCAGCAACTTGGAACCGCTTTATGTCAGCCGCAGAGCCATTCTTAAGAAGTGTTCAAGCAAGACTTGGACTATCAGACTTCAAGATTGTTCTTGACGAAAGCACAACAACCGCAGACTTGGTTGATAGAAATGTCATGTATGCCAAGATATTCCTCAAGCCAGCACGCTCAATTGAGTTCATCGCTCTTGACTTTGTTATTACAAACTCAGGCGCAGGATTCGAGGACTAAACTAAACTAATGACTATTTATATCATCAATAGGAGAAACAAATAATGTCAGATTTCTGGTCAAACCCCACATTCGAACCAAAAAGAGCCTTTAGGTTCCTTATAGAGTTCACACCTGGCGCTGGCGACACGCCTACGGACCTCGACACTAACGCAAACAATCTACAGTTTCTTGCAAAGTCTGTGGATCGCCCGTCATATACTGTGACTTCAAACCCTCACAAGTTCTTTAACCACACTTTCCATTATCCAGGTCGTGTCGAGTGGAACACTATTACCCTTACATTGGTTGATGCAATAGGCAGCAACAATGCATCAAAAATATTCATGGACTACCTTGGCAATATCGGCTACAATAATCCTACCGATGTAAACACCGCCACGGCGAATGCTATTACAAAGCAGAGCGCCACTGCTGCAATGGGGAGACTTCTTATAAAAGAAATAGGCGAGGGCGTAAGCCCTGCGAATATAAAAGGTGAGTGGCAGCTTGAGAATGCTTTCATCACCGAGGTAAACTTCGGACAACACTCTTACGACAGTGAAGACATGATAGACGTCACGTTGACTATCCAGTACGATTGGGCAAAATACGAGGAAAAAAACTAGAAAATAACGCTTGAAACATTCATTCAAGCGTGTTATACTATAAAGACATAATACAAACAAATACATTAGAGGTGTAAATGTCGAGAAATAAAGGACGCACGAAGGCAACTTCCCCTGCGCCAGCCCAAGCAGTCAAAGCTGCTCCAACTCAAACTACAGGGTTGTCATATGTGACGCCCACAGAGTTCGTAGAACTTCCTTCCCGAGGACAGTTCTATTCAGCGGATCACCCGCTCCACAACCAAGAGACTATCGAACTCCGATTTATGACAGCGAAAGACGAGGACATCCTAACCTCTCAAGCGCTACTCAAGAACGGACTCGCAATAGAAAGGCTTGTATCTAACCTTATCGTCGATAAAGACATCAATCCAGACGAATTGCTCATCGGAGATAAAAACGCCCTCCTAATGGCAGCAAGAGTTTCAGGCTACGGCGCAGACTACAAAGTACAAGTGTCCTGTCCATCTTGTGGCGTCTCACAGCAGCACACTTTCGATTTGACTGCGTTCGAAAATAAAGAAGGCATTCAGCCCGACGAAAATAACACAAGCGGCGTAGCGGCAACTGACAATGGAACTTTTACAGCAGTTCTTCCAAAAACAGGATACACCGCTGAGTTCCGACTCTTCACTTCTCAAGATGAGAAAGATGCTATGCAAACCTCCGCTAAGAAAGCGAAGCATAAGCTTGCAGACTCGGCGTCAACAGACTTGCTAAAAGTCCTGTTAGTATCAGTCAATGGCGTGACAGACAGAGGAGAAGTCAATAACTTCGTTGATAATATGCCAGCACAAGACGCACGACACATCAGAGCATGTGTTCAGGTAGTTACACCAAACGTCGATATGAATCAACCCTGCGAATGTTCATCCTGCGGTGCAGTTGCCGACGTGGAGGTGCCGTTTACTGCGGAGTTTTTTTGGCCTAAACAGTGAGTATATGGAGAGCGTTTACGAACAGTTCTTCTATCTCAAACATCACGGAAACTGGAGCTTCATCGAAGCATACAATCTTCCAGTCCAACTAAGGAACTGGTTCGTCCGACGCCTATCAAAGCAGTTCCAAGACGAGAGCGAAGCGGTAAAGAAGGCACAGAACAAAAAATGATAACAGAGGGCGGGCATTATTGCCCGTTTTCTTTTTATAAGAGACTATTTATAAAGCAACGACTTTATGCGGAGGGCATAAAATGAATAAAGATAATGATTTGGTTCCGCTCGAAATCAACTTAAACGCTAAAGCAGAAGGTATTTTAGACGAGAGCCTTCTTGCTATGTTTGGTGGAGCAATAGAAATGCTAATGAGAGGCATGTTCGGTGGTAGGGCAATGCCCGTGAATGTAACAGGCACCAAAAAGCAAATCGCATCCTTTCAGAAAGCACTTGGACACGAGGCGAAATATATGAAAGCAATGAAGAAGTACGGACTTGATAAGCCAGGTGCAAACAAGTCAAAAGCCCAACTCGACAGAGCAATCAAGAACTTTGAGAGAGATACTGGCATCGTTTGGCCATTCAAATAGGGGGTAACTAAGAGTGGCAATAGATTACGAAGCCAAGATAAAAGCCCTAAAAGCCGAGCAAGCCGCGCTTGATGACAGTGCTGAAGCTAAAACTCGACAACTTGAAATAACCAAGGCTCTTGCCGAAGCTAATAGGGATTATGCCGCTTCAGCGGGCGCGTCCGTAGGAGAACTCACGGAGCAAACACAGAAGCTAAACGCCGCCACTGAAGCACTGAAAGAACATACCAAAGCTAAAGAAGATGCCGCAAAAGCGGTTACAAAAGCCGCCGAAGAGCAGAAAAAAGCTCTCGACGAACTTACTGCAACTCAAGACGCATATACGACAAACCTTGAGAACACAGTAAGAACAATGACTGGCATGACAACAGGCAATGAGACTCTCATTGGCTCTTGGATGAACATGAAAAAGCAGGCGGGCTTGCTGACGAAGGAAATAGAGGATTTAGAGAAAAAGGTACAAGCTGGTATAGATTCTGGCAACGAAGACGCAGAAGCCACAGACAAACTCGCCAAAGCAAAAGATCGTCAGGCAAAGAGCACCCAAAGCCTCGACGACAAAATCAAGAAATATGTAGAAAACATAAACCCGATAGCATCCATAGTATCAACAATATCTCAAGCAACGATGCTCATGGCGGCGGAAAATGATAAAGCAACGGCTGCATTCAACGCCTCATCTGGCGCAGCAGGAGCATACGATAGAGAACTTGTCGCACTGCAACAATCCAATATTCAGCACGGTATTTCCGCCGCAGACATGGGAGACTCATATGGAGCCCTACAAAACAGTCTCTCAGGCTTTGGCGTCATGGCAGAATCTGAAAGAATGAGGCTCGGCGAACTCGGAGCGCAATTCGCCAAAGTAGGTGTCTCTGGAGCAGACTTCGCAGGAACTCTTGAGACAATGACGAGAGGCTTCGGAATGTCCACCAACGCCGCCACAGGAATGCAAGAAGAGGCAATGGAGTTGGCACAGACTCTTGGAAAAGATGTTGGGACAGTTCTGTCTGAGATGAACGCAGCGCTGCCCCAATTGGCATCGTATGGTGATGACGCAGTTGATATGTTCTTTGACTTGGAGAAGCAGGCTCAAAGAACAGGACTTGCAGTCGGAGATCTCATAAGCATCGCAGGAAACTATAGAACATTTGATTCCGCAGCAGAAGCCGCAGGAAATCTAAACGCCGTTCTTGGAACGCAACTATTCAGTTCGATGGGATTGCTTGAGGCTCAACTCGAAGGTCCAGAGGCTGTCATAGCGTATATGTCGCAAAACCTCTCCGATTCAATCGGAGACTGGGATTCTCTCAATACTTTCCAGAAAGAAGCAGTCGCTAATGCTGCTAACATGAATGTAGAAGAGATGAATCACTTGATGAATCAGAAGAGTTTGACAAAACAAGAAAAAGACAGAGCGGCGACATTAGAAGAATCAATGGCGGCAGGACGAGACTTGTGGCAAGAGTTGACAATATTCGCTCAAAACTTCGCCATTGCAGTCACACCAATTGTCAATACACTAGTCGGCGGTTTTCAATTGATAAATGCAGGAGTGGCTGGTTTCAAGGAGCATTTTGGCTGGCTAATAGAAGCCGTAAAGACATTTTCCATTATTTGGGCGATTGTCTGGGGAGCAGGAACGCTTCAAGCGATGGCAACAGCAAACAATCTTATCAAAATACAAACAGCCCTGTCTGTAAAATTAGCAGCAGTAAGGACGTTTCTTGCAGGACTCAATCCTCTGACAATGGGACTTATAGCCACTGCCACCGTAGCGGCGATGGTAATCCGATCCAAATTTGACTCCCACGCCAAAGGAACCGATAGCACATCGGGACGAATGGCTCTCGTAGGTGAGGAAGGTCCAGAGGGACTTGTTTCACCAGACGGAAGAAAGGGAGGCATAGTCGGCGCAAATGGTCCTGAATTCATCCATCCGCCAAAAGGTTCTGCGGTTATTAACAATACTACAATGACAACTCTCGCCTCCCAAGCAACCAGTAGAAGCGTTGCAGGCGTAGGTTCAAGCACAGCCATGGCTGCATCCATTGCTGCCCTCGGAGGTGCTATGAAAGAAATGAGCAATCGCCCAATAGAAGTAACGACAAATCCAGTTATGCTCAAGGAGAATTTCCGAGGAGGATTGAACGAAGCTACTGGGGGCTATGGCACTCAACCAATAAGGCTTAAAACGGCATGACAGTACCGACTGAACTACCGCCATTGGGCGAACCAGCAAACATGAGAGTCTACAGCGGACAACATAAAGCAGTATCCGTCGCAGGCTGGGCAGACAATCAAGGCTATGTCGTAAGATTTGTTCACGAACCAACTGGACACGCAGTAGAGTTCCCAGCCCTAATATCAGATTTTACAGACACGCACTCTCCAACTTTCGGACAGACTCACGGCGTAAACATGCATGATCCTATCGTAACTCTAACAAAAACAGATAGGAAGATATCATTCACCCTAACAGTTTTGAACGCATCATTAGAAGAAGCAAGATATAACAGACAATGTGTGAATCTTCTAATACAAATGCTATATCCGACTGTAGCCGAGAACGGAAACTTTGTAGGCAAGCCATTTATAAACATCCATATGATGAACTTGTTGGAGGGACCAGTGATTGCCGTTGGTGAACAGGGCACGACAAACGGAGTCTCTTGCGTCGTCGAAGGACTTGACTATGGAATCAACTTTGGCGATGGAATACTAAACGATAGCGAAGGCATCATAGAACTAAACCGTTCTGGAAAAGAGATATATCCGCAGAGCTTAGAGATAAGCATCAGCGCCAAGGCGATTATTGATGCCGTCGCCCTCGGCGACGAACTCGGCGATAATATCAGTCCGTTCCCTGCAAACTACCCATCATACGGAGGGTAATGAGTTATGGCTAATGATGATGCGAGAGGAATGGGAATGGACGGCAGACGAATTTCGCCCAATGAAGAGGATTATGTTCAAGAAGGAGATTCCAGTGAAGGCTTCGGAGAACATTACCGAGGCTCGGCAACAATACCTGCTTCAGAACCATCTTCAGAACCATCTCCAGAACCACCGCCAGTCATAAGAGCAACTCTAGGAATAGTAGGCGAAGCACTCTATCCGCCACTTCAAATAGTTGAGATGCCGCCCACAAACTCTGATGGAGAGTTCACTCCAATAACTCTAGACTTCTTTATGATTCCAGATACATTCAACGAGACGTTCAAATCACGATGGAGCGCCGAAGACTTATCGCATGGACGCATAAACCCAATACACAACTATGGCGGAACGACGAGAGAAATAGCCCTCTCGTTCACTCTCGCCGCATTCACCGTTGCAGAGTCAAGAAGCAACCTCGTTGTCTGTCAAAAACTTGCGAGAACAGTATACGGAAGATACAGAAGGCTGGAACTGACAAACGCAGAGGCTGCGGGCGTCGCCGCTGGAACAAGAGTCAGCACCGTATTCGGAGGACACAGAGAGTTCAAGGTTGACTTCGGTGGACTAATACGAGACGAAAAGGCATTCATCAACAAGTTTGCCTTCACAGCAGATATGGACGCAGGAGTCTTTGACTATTCTCCAGGCGATGATACCGATGTGACTCACGGCACTCACGGCGTCATATTGCCGAGAGCAGTAAAGATTGAAATTGGTTTCACTATTACTCACGATAGACTTTTGGGATTCGGAGGGCAGAACAGACCAGGAGATCCATTACGATGGGCGCATAATCCAACTGGCATCAATAGAGATTGGCCACACGGAACTGGACAAATAGGCGTTCAGGAATATATGAAAAAAGGACCTAAGCGAGATCTTTCATCCCTACCAAGGGTTATCCGTCCAGGTGCCGAGGATTTTGATGCTATACCGAGATCATCGGCTGATATAATATCCGAAGCTATGGATACGGCTAGAGCCGCCGCAGCCGAAGAGACAAGAGAAAGGGCAGAGGACGCAGCCCTCGAAACCGCTTCCCAAGCCGATGACTATGTACCAGAACAGTCATACGAATAAAACAAGCAACAACTATTTATAACACGGAGGCAAATGTAGTGCCAAGCAATTCAAAAAGAATATCAAGAAGATTCAAGTTTTTAGGTGTGAATAGAAGCGGAGAAACTCCAAAGCGCATCAAGCAGTATTCAACACCTGTAAACGTCAGACTAACTGATGCTCAAAGACGCACGATAACTGAAGTAGGGCACATTTGGAAAACTGGAGATAGATATTATAAACTAGCAGAGCGATATTATGGACGCCCTCAGTATTGGTGGGCAATAGCGCTCTACAACAATAAGCCAACCGAGGGGCATATAAAGTTAGGAGACACAATAGTAGTTCCACTTCCTCTTGAAAAATACTTGAGATATTTATAATGTCATGGGGTTATACATTAGATGACATAAGGCAAACTCAAGCATATTTATTGAGCGAAGCTGAAGAGCTTGTTACACTTTTCAGAAGCAACAGCAACACCTCTCCCAATCATGCCCATAGCAAGGTGTACGCTCCATCAATGATGGCATCAACCAGTGATTCGCCAATAATAACTCCAAATCCGTCCGACTTTATTGAATATCCAGACGAATGTCTGATTGCTCTTCAACCAGAAATAAAAGTTTATAAAACATTTACAGATGGCATGGGGAACGAACTAAACTATCTCTTACCAATGGGAAATTATTTAGAATCAACAGGAAAAGTCGAACAGGGAGTTGTCGTAAAAGGCGCAGAGTTCACAAGACTGGGCGGAAATCCAGCCGAGTTAGACACTAATATAAAATTCAACCTAAAGTTATTCGCAAGAGACATTACTACATTTTTTGTGAAAAACGAAGTAGCGCCTTTGGAGAATTTTGCTAATTCTATTTATTCACAAGACTCTCTCGCCATGTTTGCTGGCTTCGCCTTAGAAGAAGAAGCGCTAAACCAAGCAACAGCCGACGCTGCTGCGGAGGCAGATGAGTGGGATGCGGCGCAAGACTCAGCAGAAGGAGTTTCATCTCCTCCTATTTCAGGCGGTCCAGTCTATCAGTCTCAGGTAGATGATTATAATGAGTTGCAGTCCCTTGGTGCCCAAGCAGAAGCGTTTGGACCAAACGGAGAACGAAAAGTGGCATGGATAGATTTGATAAAAATAGATCCAGGTCAGGAATTGAATGCAGCATCGGCAGAGCTTTTAGTAGACGAAAACCACGCAAGGATAAAAATAGAAATAGGTTATGCACCTGTTCCTACCAAGCCTGCGAAATTCAAAGGAACACCAGAAGCGTGGGCAAAATGGGCAAAAGCCATCGAAGAACAAAGAGAAGTCTTCTACCTTACTTTGACAAAACATTCGTTCGACTTCAGAGGCTATGACGGAGTTGGTTTGTCTATTGATTTTATTGCCACCGCGAATGCAAAGCGTCTCTCGCTAGAGGCTGATATTTTCCATGATGCGGACATGGAGATCATTATTAAGGCGCAGTCGTCAGAAATAGAGTCAAAAGAGGAGGAGTTAAGACTTGCTGCCACCGCTGAAAATCCATCGGACAGAGTTTCGGAATGCATTGAACAGTTAGAAACTGGTATCGAGGAACTGGAAACAAAGATATTGAAATATCGCACCCAAAACAAATTGAAACTACTGAGGCAATTGTATCTATCAAACAGCACCGACGGCACAGACAACGCGACTTACGCAGGCACCAAGGTGTTCGGAAGACGCTGGAAGCCGACAAGGGAAAAGAAATCAGATGAGGAACATTCTGATGTATCTAGGCGACAACTTATTAATCACGGTGCTGACGATGGAACTGGATATTATTATATGGATGATTTAATGGTTCCGTCTACCAACGAAACTGGAGACATCAGATATGCAATGCGGAATATCCAAGCCATTGATTTAGACGCCGCTGAAGAAGGCGCAGAAAGCGGAATAACCAGAGAGCATCGGGAAGACGGAACCAGAGAGGATACGTTTGTCTTTTTGGGAGATATTATTGAATCGGCATTTGAAATACTTACACCATCAGACACCAAGATGGGACTTAGTTGGAGAACGACAGTCGTAGAGGGCAATTGGTTCGGGAGAAATTCCATTGTTATATCAGCTTTGACCGCCAGTAAAAGAAGAGAAATGGCAGCAGTGCTTGACAAAGCGGCGTCTGGGATGAGTTATACTGCCCCATTTACGTGGCGAGAAATCACAACAGACGCCACTGGCGCAACAGAGCAAGCCGAGCGCTTCAAAAAATCGATTCAAAAATTCGGAGGCATCTTGACTGGAGAGGTTAGTTACACAAATCCAAACTCCACAACACTGTCTCCAACTCCCATAACTATAAAAATAAGAGATATTCCGATAGCTTTAGATATATTCCGTTCATGGTGGATAAATACATATGTTAAAAGCGGAAAGAAATCTCTTCCGCTAAACGACTTTATCGTTGCTTTGATGAGGTTTGTTGAGAGAGAAGTGTTCGCCAAATCGCCACTCGACTTTGGTAGAACAGAAGACAGGGTAGATGATCCAAAGTTTATCGTCAACAATATTAACGTTGATGCCGCCTCTGTTCCAAAATTATTTAGCACCGTAAACTCTTTTGCCAACATAAGCCTGACGGACATAAACCAGGTGGAAGATTTCGGACAAAATCCCGTTTTAGTTATTGAACAAGTTGATTCAAATCCGTGGCTAACAAGTGCTGTCTCGCAAATAGTATTCGGCGAGACAACCAAGGGTATCCTGAAGAAAATTGATTTTGAACGAGAAGACATACCAGGGCACGCAGAAGCAAGATTGTTTTCAGATAGAAGCTCCACTTCATCAAATCTTGCATTGAGGGAGAAATACAACACCTCGATTGAAACACTTGGACTGACTTGTTATAAGCCAGGTTCTTTGTTGTATTTAGATCCACTGCCTCTTGATTTGGGTTATACTTCACAAGCAGGCTCCTTATCCCGTTCGCTAGGACTGGGAGGAATGTACAGGGTAGTGAATTTGACAAGCACACTATCGTTTGATTCTTCTGGAGGAACATGGAATACTAAGGTGAGAACTAAGTGGGAATCTTTCGGAAACGGAAGCAACGGAGTTCAGGCTGTAACCAATCCATCGCCAGCAAGCTTAGGGAAATGCATTGATGATGAAATCGCATGGCTAGAGGCAAAAATAGATGGAATCCAAGACCACATCGATATCTATGTTGCGAACACTAGCGCCACCCATGGCTATGCCCGTGACGTTGATGAAATCGTCCGTCTCAACGGGCTTATAAATGAACTCCGTTCCAATGCAAGGGAGGATTAGCAACAAATGCCAACTACAGCACCAACGCCAAAGAACATCTTCGCCCTCCGCAAGCAATACCTTGAGGAGGTAGTCCGCTTGTCCAAGCACGTCAACTTCCACGACTCATCCCTACGTTCAAACTACGGCAGGGTTGACTTATTAGGCAACGCAGTCTATCCGTCAGAAAAGTTCCTCGCCCCCATCCCATCGGAGGGCTCACTATACGCCCTCAACTTTGTTGCCGATGCTTTCAGGGACTTCCGAGAATACTACCTCAAAATGGTTACAGCAGGAGGAATAAGACAAGGACAGGGCGCTCTCTCTATCGTAAAACCAATCCGAGGTTGGGAAAGTATGCACACACTCTATGGAAAGAACATAGACAGCATCTACGGCAAACTCGTCAGCCTATACTTCGAGAAAACAGGAGCAAGCGGAGAACAATCAGACAGACGTCCAGCAGACTTCGAACAGTTCGCAGGATTACTAAACGACTTACTATACACGAAAGGAAGTGAGATAAGACTGACTCGCTCCTCATTCGTCCTGTCCAGACGCAATCCCATTGCCTCAACTGGACTCGCTATTGAGATCACACCAAACTTAGGCACCGAATCAACCAAGAAGTTCTTCGGCAACCCCAACTTCAGGTTCTACATGAACGCCCTCAAGAAGTTCGGGTTCATGGTAGACGTTGACTACCCAGGGCGCATCATCGCAGACATCGGTTCACCCGAAATGCAATACTATATGTCACTAAATGGAATAACAGTTGACAATCTGTTCGAAACAGTGTATTATAAAGCAAGTGATTTCGACTATTACCTTCTAAAAGTCTACATCT